ATGCCAGGGAGGCTATTTAAAGAATAAATAGCCTCTGGCACCTCTGTAATTGAGCAACCGTTAAGTTTTACAATTCCATCGAAACAACCCATTTTTAAGAGTTAGTAGCGGTGTAACGTAATGAACCGTTGTTGCCTGTTAATCTGTCTGATGCTAAGTAAGCATCACTTGGCACTTGCCATAAAGCAAATCTCTTAGACATAATCAAAGAGTATCCTGCTCCAAGTGTTGCAGACTCGTAACCAACTGTTGTTTCAGTAGGGCAATCAATCTCTCTTAATTGGAAATCGATGTTCAACATACCTAATGTTCCCTCACTTCCTGGCATTTCAAATGGCAATGCCATGTTCCAGAATGTAGATAAACCTAACTGTTGTGCTCTGAATCCTCTGTAACGGTCTAATTCAACCATTCCAAAAGTGCCCGGCATCAATACTGCAAACTGATTTGATCCCCAAGATGTACCTGAATAGATATCATGATAGTAATCAATGTTACCCGCAGCGGCTGCGTTGTTTAACGTAGCGTATTGAGTCATTGCAGGATTCAAAGATTGAACGTATGCAGAGTCAACTAAACCACTTCCAACAACTATTGGTCTACCTTGACCCTCATTGCTTCTGTAATCAGTTAATACTTTTGTCCAACCCTCAGAGAAGTTGTTAACTGTTGAGTCATCATTGAAGTTAACAGTTGTAGAGGTGTTTACACCCGTTACTACGTTTGTTCCCCATGTAACTTGACCTAACAATGTTTGGTCGATTTTACCAACGAAACCATTCATTGCAGCCATTAGACCAGCTAAGTGCTCTTGCATAAATGGAGTTGGTGCACCACCGATTGAAACTGTTGCAGATGCCTCATCGCAGTAACGTGCGATAGTTGCTTGGTCAAAATGTAATCCGAATTTCACAATTGAAGTTGTATCAATTGTTATTTCATCATACGCTTGAACTAAGTCAACATCACAGTTGTCAGCAGTTGACATTTGTGCAGGAGTTGTGCGTTGGTAATACTTCAATCTCAAATCTTTAATGTGGCCCGCAGTGTTTGCAAGTTGTAAAGAGTCTGCGATTGGTGTCGCGTTTGCGCCCTTTTCTAAGGCTGCGCGTAAAAATCCCGTAGGAGTAATCTTATGTTCCGGTGCGTTTTGTCCAATCACATATTTCATGTGTTGTAACATCGCGGGGCAATAACCTAATGCCATGATTTTTTAGTGTTTATTTCTGCCCGAAACCTTGCAATGCGATGTCTAAGTCGCTTAAAGCGTTGGCTGCCGCGGCAGATTGTTTAGATGAGCTTTGTGGGCTCTGTGGCGACTTTGGTGGCATACCGCCTCCGTTGTCAGATACTTTCAAAAACTTATTGTCGGCCAAGGCCATATCTGTGAGAGTGTCAAGGTCGAGTTCCTTTCCGTTGTCAAAGATAAGCATTTTATCATCATCTTTTGCAACTAATTTTAATTTTCCATCAATTTTTTTTATGGCAGCACTTTTCTCGGCAAGTTTCTTATTCAAAAACTCACGCGCAATCTTGCTTTCCACATCCAAACCAAACTGACCTGGCAACTTCTTAGATGAAATAATACGATTAATTTCCATTTCTGTAAACTCGCCATCATACTTAGCAACAATGGCATCGATAGCACTTTGCTTTTCGTTTGCTGAATCCGTTGCGGCCTTTGATAGTTGTGCGCTTAGTTCGTTTATCTTACGCTCTAACTCAGCCTTATCGCCTTTGCCATCAACTTGCTTTGATTTCAATTCAGCAATCTTCTTAATCGCTACTTCAACCTTGTTATAAGTGTTCGGGTCATCTGTAATCAGTTTGATGGTGTCATCATCCGCGCCATTGTCCTTTAGCCACGTAGAAACTTTATTGTTAAACGGATCAAGTGCCTCGGCTTTAAAATGTTTCTTGATGTCGATGTTATTCTTTGCCTCATTTGCGCTCATAAGCGTTGTTAATGACTGGTCTACCTCATCAGGTATCTCAGCAACAAGTTCTTTGATGCCTATAAGTTGGCGGTAAGTTTCGGAGTTTAAATCGAATCCCGCTTTGGTAAGTAATTTTTTAATTGTATCAGCTAATATTGCCATTGTTTTTATGTATTAAATTGTAATTAACGTGCACCGCCACATCCTTTGCAGCCGCCTTTAGGTTTAGTTTGCTTTGCCATTATCGTTTCGGTTTAGGGGTTTCGTTTTTAGCCTCTAACATCTCCATCAATTTAGCATTTTGAGCAATAAGCATCTCCATAATGTTGTTGCTTGCTGCATTCGGTTGCCCTTTGCGTGTTGGTGGGTAAAGAATTGCGTGTGCTTCGGCAATGCCAAGCGCGGCCGCTTCCTCGGTTGTTAACTCAACTTCCTCAACTTTGTACTTTTCGCGCTTTTCGGAGTTCAAAGAACGCTTATAAGTTTCGTGAAATTGTTTGTTGGTGCGGTTTAATGGGAAGTAATTAACCTCGCCTCGCACGTTTGTAATCTTTAATAGTTTAAATAGTGTCGGATTTGTTTCCATTTTTATTATTGGTTTTAATTATTTGTCTGTAAATGTACGTAAAATATCTTTTGGAACAAGTGATGTGGGTATCGGATATGCTTGATGTCCGCAATTATAACCGCCTCGATAAGTTTGGAAGTTGCTCGCGTTCGTGTCCTCAATCATTCCTTGTGGTAATCCAGTGCGCTCATAGATTTGACCTTTCATTTCTTTAAATTCCGCAAAGTTACCTTTGATAATTTGTGGCAGCTCCGAACGATGGTAATATTGCTTTTCAGTTAGTGCTTTACAGAATGTTCGCGTTGTCTTAATATTACTGCCAACGTAACGAAACCAATCCCAACCCAAATCCGCGCTTATAGCTTGGTTAACGGTTGCAGTATATTGATTGATTGAGTCGGTTGCAATCTGTTTTGTGTACTTAACAAGTGCACCATCAATCGTTGGTGTGCCATTGATGTAGTTGTTTAACTCCTTAGATAGTTGCGAGTAACTTCCACCGGTAGTCACATAGGTGTTTATCATTTCGCGCACCGGTGTGATGAGGTTTTGATTTAAGCCCGCCTCTGTTAATCCCTCCAACGTAACTGAAATTGATTGTTGCTTTATTGCCTCAACTACTTTGGGCGGTTTGAATTTCTTTTCAAGTGCCTTAAAGTAAGAGAAGTTTAGCGCATTTACTTTGTCGTATAGCTTTGCAAACTTGGTCACGCTTTCGCCATAATCGGAGTCATCAAGAATGATTGTTTCCAAATCACTCTTAAGACTCGATAATAGTTTGATGTTCTTAACTGAGTTGGTTATCGTATCGCCCTGAACACCTAACTCGCGTTGGAATTGCAATAGCCTACGATAGATTTGCTCTTGGATTTTTGGCATCGCCTCATTCCAAGTAATCAAACCCTCATCAATGGCGTTTAATGTTGATTGTATTTCTTTACTCGCTTGCGCCATTACCGTTATCAGATTCGCTATTATCTATATCAGTTTTGCCAAATATCTGATTAAACAATATATCCTTAGTGTTTATTTCCTTTAATTTCTCAACTGCAAACGTGTTTAATATTGCTTGTTGCTTTGACTTGTCTAAACGGTTGAATTCAGGATTCTCAGCGTATGCTCGTTGAACGAAATCTTGAATGTATGTGCTTATAACCGCATCTGTTTTGGACATCATTTTATTGCTTACCAACAACGCTTTTTCCTCTTGCGTTTTACCACTTGCAGGATCAAGGTTGAATGCATCACGTAACATGTCTTGCATTGCGATGTCATTAGGGAAACGCTTAACGATGTATTCCAACTCTTGTGCACTTAACACCGCATCGTTTAATCCGCTATCCTTAGCCGCTTTGATTTCCTCTAATATAAGTTGACTGCCTAATATATCAAACTGATTTGGCACAACGCAAACGGGCACCATTGTTTTAATCGTTGCCTCATCGTATATCGCGTTATATCTCCACATCGCACATAACTCAGCAATGTTAGTCATAATCGTTCCTAAGTCAACTGCAACACCGTAAAAAGTGTTGTTAGTTTCATCTCTATCGTATGCCTTTGCAACACCACTTTGAGCAGCGGGTTGGGCCTCTAAAAACTGCATATTGATGGCAGCTAACGAACGGTAACGCATCTCGTTAATACGTTTGTCCTGCAACTCGGCAATCTCGGTTTGTTTTGAAATGTAGCCCATTGGTGGAGTCGGTGCAGGCACTTCTCCCATCGTTGTTTTCGCTGGTCTTACACGTATAGTTTCGTATGGCGATGTCGGTATCTGTCCATCTTTACACTTGCTATTAGTACATGGCACACGCTCTTGTTCCTTGTTAAATGTAAACCCTTGACCGTTGCATGATTTACATTGCTCATCTTGGTAAATCCAAACAGTTGAATGGATGTGTTGCGTTATCTCAGCACGTAAATCACTAAACTCAACCGTTGCCACGTTTAACCATGGCAGCATTGCTTTCAATCTGCTTTGATACTCGCGACCAAGTTCTTCTTCTTCTTCAACTACACCTCCAATCGTAAAGCCAGGGAATACACCTAAGCCATGGAATGTTTCTTCAACTAATTCATAACCGTTTCCTTTCTTTTTCTTGCGCCACTTGGACCAACTAATCTTATCAATCGAATAGTAAACATTGCCATTGTCATCATCTTTGTAGATAATGCTATTGCCCTCGTAATGGTAAACGATTTTACTCGAATTGATTACGTATGGCTTCGGCTTTTTATACTCAGTTGGCTCGGCTTGTTCTGCCCAAACAATGATAACACCATTAGCATCAATCGTATATTGTTTTAAGCCAACTTGGAACGCCCAATTCATTAACGACTTGGAAGCGGTAAAGTTTTTGGTAAGGTATGTTTTTAAGTCCTCATCTTTGGCAATTCGTGGATATTGCGTGTCGGGAAACTTTAAAAAGAATCCATCGGCACGTTGTATTTTATTAAGCGCATTTAGTACGCGGTCATAAACCTCGCTAAATACTGGTTCGTATGTTTTTTTACGATATTCCTTAACAATAAGATGCTCATTTGGGCGCACCTCATCGATTAATTTTCTTGGATATTCCCCATCAGAATAGTATTGAAAGTTAACATACTCCTCATCTTCTATGTGTGGATTACGCGCCACATCTGCAACGATGTCGGCATCAATAATAATGTATTTGTTTTCGGTTTCCATTTAATAAGTATGGCGTTCTGGAGCCCATCTTCTTTTGGGCTGTTGTAAAAATTTATATCGCATATTCATTCTTAATGCATGAATTTGCACAAGGTTGTTATAGATTGTTAATTGCACTTCACTTATTCTGTTACCTCCAATAGATACACCACAATAGTCATCTGTTAAGTCTTTTAATCGCATTGTTTTGCTTGAGTCCATCGGCCAAAAAGTAGGATGATACATCTCTTGATGGCAGTCAACACCTAACTGGCACATTGCTATCCATAACGGTAACTCATCGGGTATGCATCCCGCAAACTCAATGTTCTTTACACGTATGTTTTCAAAGTTTTCTACCCACTTAGCAAACAATGGATGGCCTTTTTTCCACCAAATAAACTCGCTATGTACGTTCCAAATCTTTTCAGTTGTAAATCCAAACGCTTCTTTTACTTCTAATAGGTTAGCCCATTGCTTTGCATCAGGTGTAATCTTATCACTATCATAGGTAGTGAAACCGCTATTTTTTACTGCGAAATCTAATCCTTTTAAACTCTCAATTACTTCTTTAATCTTCTCGTTATTAATCATTATCACATCGGCATCAATAAACAACGTATAGTCATACGGTGTGAGCTCATCCATGTGCGCCTTTGCTTTGATGTAACAAGTTTCGTTATCGGCTAATGTATAGCAACGTGATGGGATTTCTTTAATCTCGGTAAACAACGCCTTATAGTCTTCATCTAAACGCGTGATGGTGTCGGCTTGCGTTACTAATGTGATGGGTAAGTCGCAACCGTTCGCACGTATAGACATAGCAAGGTTTGCAGCCATGCACCCGTAGTTCTTATGTCCTATTCCTATTAAAAGTATTCCTGTTGTCATCCGCAGTTTGAGTTAAAGTTGTTAAATGGCGTTTCAAAGATAGTAAAATCCGCGCTCCAAATGTTTACGTTTTGCATAATTTCGGGATAATTATTGTTATACTCATCCTCAAATCGCGCTTGGATTTGCGTTGTAAAGTTTTCGGGTGTGAAGTAAATGCCATCATGATTCAATGCAATTACTAAATTTTGATGCGTTTCCTCTGGCACCTCATCTATCATACCTTTGTAACGCTTCGCTAAACGTGCGGACAATAATTGTCGGCTTCCATCGGGGCGAACATAAACAGTTTTGTCGCTGCTAATGTTTGGCTCTTTAAAGTACAATGGTAAGCGGATTCTGTTTAATGTTAATGCTATACTCGGAAACGTGCCAAACGCTCTGTAAACAAACCCAAATGCGTTAGATGTGTTTATGTATTCGAGTTTAGTAGTTAAACATTTATCGTTAACCTTTTTAAAGCATTGATTGGATATAAAAAAACTTGGCTCGGCAACACCACACGCAAACGCTAACTGAAAACAATCGCCATCGTAAATGCTATCTAATAAATTAGATGACAAAAACGAAAACCAAATATTGTAAATTGGTACTCCATTTTTAGTTCCGTTAGCTATTATGTTTGTAGTTACTCCTGTAACGGTAACCGCGCTGCTTCCATTCGGTATCTTATACATGGTCACGCTACTAATAACCTCACTCGATACAATTTGAGTTTGAAATGCCACATCGCCCACTTCATAAATAGGATAACAAAAGTCTTTTTGAATTCCGCATTCGGTATCGGTTACATATTCGGGTATGCCTAAGTTATTGCTTAGATTGTAAAATGTTACAAAGCTATTAGGTATGTTTAATATCGCTGCCATTATCTTCTTATTAATAGTTTAAATTCTGCTAAGCCCTCATTTGGATCGTGGTTGATTTCGACAATGTTGCCAGTATAGTAAGTGTCGGAACATCTGAAACGTATCGCACCATAAGGATTTACTTTCACATCCTCAAAGTTTGCCATCGAAAACGGTGCAGTAAAGGTCACATATTCTGTTTTCCAAATTGGTGTTTCATAGTAAACATCGCCCATTATCGCGGTGCTTATCGTTGCGTTTTCAGTAATCGGTTGGTTTTCGATTTGGCATGTTGCAGTCATTTCGCCCGTTGCAATGTAGTTACCAGTGCCGCTTGTAAATATTTGCGACTCGTTTGCGGTTATTGGTGTGGCAGCACATATTGACTTAAACCACCTCAGCAAGTTACGCACTGGTGTTAGCACGTAGTTCATTCGTGTTGATGGCGAATATATGTTTGCAGCTCCGTTGTCGATGCCTCTTATTGCGTATAAGTTGCCCTCTACAACATTAGCGTTAACAATAAACAAGTCATCATCATAACGCCAATCACTTGTTCCCGTTCTCGCTTGGTTTTTCCTACGTGTTACTTCAATCGTATATCCTGCGCTTATTATGTCGGCCATTAGGTCCAACTCGCTTGGGTTTGAGTCGATGTTTCTGCGATACTGCCTTTCAGTATTCATCTCATCAAGCCCGTTATACTCCTCTGCTTCCCACTTGTTATAGCCTACGTTAATCGTGCCATAAATCAAATCTTGGGCAGTTGTGAATATAGCTTTGTCTACCAATCCAACATCGGCAACTATTGTTGACTTGTAAAAATGTTCAATGCGCGCAATCTTTAATTCGGTTTCGTTATTGTCAAACCCCCAACCGATGTTAAATATCTTCCTACATTGCTCAAATAAATATTCGTATGATGTAAATAATTTAGGCACACTTGGCTCGGTTACCTGACGAATGAATGAACCTTTAGTTATTGAATATCTATCTAAACAATCCCTTAACTCGGCTTCAACCTCCAACAATGGACAATCTGTGTCCATGTATGCAGTCGGTAAGAACTCTAAAAGGTCAGGCAATGGAACTGAGCGCGTAACAGATGGAGGGCAAGCACTATCTGAATACATGTAGAAATTTGTCAATGTATCATAAGCAACAACAAAATTAGTTGTATCTACTGCGCTTGCTGATGATTTAAAAATTGTAATATGCCAAACAAAAGAAATGTAACTATTCGGCAAAGGTTGTGGTGTTGTGCCTATAAATGTTTCATCAAATGGAATTGATAAAGTTACTCCATTTGTAAGGGTTGCAGTTGTCGCAATAGTAACAGTCCCTAAGTCATCAAAATCAGAGTTTGTAATTGGATTGCGTTTGTTAGCCCTTAATATTATTGTTGCATTCCCGTTGTAATTTGGTGTAATTTCAAATGTTCCTTTTGCAACCCACTCAATAGATAAATCGTTTACACAATCATTATTACCAGGCTCATAAAGATACATAAATTGAAAGTAGTTTTCAAAATCACTTTCGCCATCTGCTAAAGGAAAAACTATATTATCTAAAGCTCCGTTTTTTGCAACTATTACGGGAGAAACATTGTTAACATTCCAAGCAGGAGAACCGCTTACATCATTGCCCATTTCTGCTAATGGTGTGTTAGGCAAAAATAATGGAATGTCATAATTTCTATTACCAGTTAATCCACTTAAATCAGTTGCGGTTTCATTAAATGTTTCACTATCTAAATTGTTTGCTTTATTTTGTAATAATATACTTTGCCCCTCAATATTCAAGGTAGTGTAACTCATTGGGCTAATCGCCTCCCCATCAAAGTTAGTTACCGCTTCAATGTCCACATCTTGACCCATTCGACTCATAAAAACATCGGTGCATTTAGATGCGGTTACTGATATTTTAATAAAGCAATAGTCAGAACATTGTCGCTCAAACGTATTGAAGTCAAATGCTCCTATAAAGTAGTTTGTATATCCATCGCCCTCAGCACATTCGTAATCGATTTGCACTTGATATTGACCATTAGCCCCATTGGTTAAGTATTCGGCATAAAGCAAATCGTAAGCCTCGCCAACCCACTCGAATGAATCGGTTGAGATGTTTATGTTGATGCCATGATGTATGATGTTTCGCGTTAAGTTTCCACCGATGCCATTCCAACCAACTGGCGGCTCAACAACGGTGCTAACACTTGAACTGTCTATTAATGTAAACTTCCAATTCATGCTTTGTATCTCATTTTTTTGTTACGAAATTCTACGCGGCTATTTTCTTTCAATAAAAAAGTTGTCAACCCTTGCTCATCAATATTCACATTAAGATTCGATTTGTGCTTGGCCATTATTCGGTCTAACTTATCGTAGTTTATGCCATCATTACTTGCACTTTGTTTGGTTTGAAATTGTGCTGCAAGGTCAAATGTCCCGTTTGCTAATGCAGTTAGGATATTGTTTGCAAATGTAGGCTCAACCTCGCCACTATTGAGCACCTTTAATGATGGCAAATAATCGGAAGTAGATTGTCTGTTGATTACGTATTCGCCTCTCTCGGCCTCGATTAAAGTGCCACCACTTGAATGCAGTTGACCTCCTACCATACCACCATCGGCAAACTTTGGCGGTTGAGTGTTTGATATTACTGCGACTTGTGCTGCGGTTGTGATTGTGGCCAATGCTAATGATGCTATTGTTGCGGGATTTAACGGGCCGCCTGGAACTGTTGCAAGAATGTTACCGATTGCTAATGCTCCATTAATTATAGCTTGTGCTATTGATGCTTGTTTCTGTGCTTCCCACGCGCGTGTTTTTACTTCGGCTTCTTGTCGTTGATAGCGTTCCTCAATCTGTAATCGTTGTGCATCGGTTAACTCTTTATTTGCCAACTCTGCATCTTTGCGTTGACTAAGTGATTCTAATATATCGTTAGTTTCGGCATCTCTGTTTTGTTTGTTAATTGTAAAGATGGTGTCGGAAACTACTTGCGCTGAATCAAATGCTAACTTAGTGTATTCCTTAATTTTTTCTTTTTCAAACGCGGCTTTATCTTCTGCATTCTTTTTTGCTGCATCTAATTTGGCTTGTTCTGCCGCTGCCCACGCTTCTAAATCGGCATCATAATAATCATCTTGAGCGTATTTTTTATCAACTAACATTCTAACATATGCATCATATTCTTTGTCGAATGATTGTAACTTTAATATCAATTCGCTATCTGTTAATTTTTCTTGTTCTGCCGCTGAATCTTGTGTTAACCTTACTTGGTCTTTTTTTAATTCAGTTATTTTTTTAAAGTAAAATGCTTGGTCAGTAATTGATGTTGAAACTTCCAACGCTATTTGATAAGCAGCTATTTCTTCACGCAATCTGCGTTCTTCTTCTTTAAGTGTGTTATCTACTTCCTCTTTTTTATTTTTTACAACTGCCTTACTTGTACTTTTTTCATTTTTTAATTTAGCCGCAGCAGCAGCCTTATTAATTTCTGCTATGTCATCATTATAAACTTTTTCGGCAAGTTTAAAATCTTTAAGATATTGGTTATATATTCTTAAACGTTCTTTTTCATAAGTTGTTCGTGTTAAAATTTTATCTTCAATCTCTAATGCATTAAATTCATCATCAAGTGTTTTTATATCTTTACGCATTTCTCTTTCAAACTGCATTTGAGATTTATACCTTGCATTTGAAGCATCTAAACGCATTTTTGTTTCATCACTTAATCCTTTTCTTAGTAACTCAATTCTTGTTTTTGTAACTGCAAGGCTGCCCTCATCTTGACCTATTTCAGCTATTTTTTTATTAAAGTTTTCTACACCATCATCTGCTTGCTCATTAAGATACGATACAAGAGCAACCAAACCAACAACTAACAAGCTAACTCCAGCAGTTGCCATTGCAGTCGATGCCGCTATACTTGTACCCATTACCCTCGCGCTAACCGCTGCCGCTTTTTGTGCACCCTCCAACACATACGTTCTCAACGCACCCTCAGTTGTGGCTATGTTTGCCAACTCTTGAACACCTTGCAACAATGCCATTGCGCCTTGGGCTTGCGCTAATGTTTTAGTTAACTTCTCATTCTCGCCACCAAACAATGCCGCAGCACCCGCAGCAACAGAAGCCGCTGCCGCTACACCTTTAAACGCAGTCACAACCGCATCAATGCGCTTTGTGTCGCTTGCTAAGGCCTTTACCTTATCGTTTACATCTCCAAGTTCATCGGTTAACTCAGCCGCGCGTTTTGTGGCCTCTTTCAATTCCTTTTCGCCTAATGACCCGCTTGCAATTTGTGCTTTAAGTTCTTTAAGTTCGGCTTTCATTGACTTGAAACCAGTACCCGCTTTCTTGCTTTCAGTAGTTACCTCAGCCAAATGGTCTGCGAATCCCTCCATCACACCCGCTTGAATCTCAGCCATAAGCCCATCGACCTCGTTGGACAACTTGCCCATTTCGGTGGTGGATTTATTTAAGTTTTGGATAAATTCTTTTTGCTCATTGTTGACCTGAGCAAATGCCGCAGCATCATCTTTGCTAATTTTGCCAAGTAACTCAAGTTGCTTTATTGCAGGTTCAAGTCCTGATGTGTCGGCAACAAACTTTATTATTACGTTTTCCAACTGCCTTTACTTTTTGGGCGGTTTAGGTTGTGGCTTCTTTGCTTCGTTAGCAAAGAAAAAGAAATCCCACAAATTTAGTAAATTTATTTGATAATTCGCGGGTAAATATTTTAATACGGTAATCTTTAATCTTTCTCGGCTCGCAATTCCTTCTCTAATATCTGTAACGAAAGAATATCCTGTTGAATCTGTTCTACCTTTTCCACTATCGCCAAATACGTCAGGGAAGTGTCGCCTGACTTCGCTAAAAACGGCACTAATTTCTTTATTGGCATTGACAAAAAAAAACTATCGCCTGCATTCTCTTTCCAGTTCTTTATCTTCTTTTCGTTGGCCTTGAAGTCATAGCGTGTCAATGGCTCGCTTTTATCCACAAACGCAACCGAAGCCACCTTATAAATAATATCCTTGCTTATAATGAAGTTACAACGTTCCTCGAATCGCATTTGAAGTTTGATTATCTCGTTGAGGTTTATTTTCTTTGGATCGGATAACAATTTGCTCATGGCAGCGTTATAGTTCTTGATGTAATCGTTTGTTACACCGTTCTGCATTTCTTGGTAGAATGTTAACGCTTCAAGGCCACGTTCGTAAGGTAGGTTGTTTTTATCGACAAACTCAAAGTAGTCAACATTGCCACACTTAAACGCAAATTCAAGCGGGAATTCGGATTTATAAACTGGTGGCGAGCTCTTGAATATGTTTCGGAAGTTCATTGTTATGGGTATAGTGTTTAGTTCTTAAGTTAATTATTATTTTATTGTCTACTTTATTATACGTGCGTTTCTTAGCACTACCTCCACAACCACACGTTTGACCGGTATAGGTATAGCCGAGTGATAACAGAAACTTATGTGCATCTTCAATCTCCATGGTAATACATTTTAGATGTCAAAGCGTTAAGGCCACAAAGGATTAGTAAGTAAGGGATAAAGTGTAAGTCGGTTACAAAATATAACCAACCTATTAAACCCCAAACTGATGCCATGCAAGGTGGGCAATCGAACAATGGTTTGCTCCAAAACTCGCCAACGTAATGGCGAATAAAGTTTGCAGCCTGCTCGAATAACATACCCTCACGCGTTAGGCAGTGAACACCTAAACACGCTAAGCTATTCAGGACAAGGGCAAGGGATAGCGGCAATAGTATCATCTTCCGTTATGTTTATGAAGTTAAGTGTAATCGATGAATAAGTTGTCCCGCAAATTTGAAATGTTGTGACATCGCAGCCGCTAAGTATTTCAACCTTAACGATGCCTGTTCCAATGTTCCAGAATCCGTTATTAGCCATTTCAATAACTGCATCGTATATTCCACTTGTTACATCTTTTTTAAGCACCCATCCGTTTGAATAGGTAAACTTAATAACGTAGTTAGTATCGGTTGTGAATGTGGGCGAACTGAATTCTAATGACTCAGCGCAGCCGCTTACATCTTGGGTGTAGCTTGTTAGGCAGTTAAGTATGCTCATGTTATCGTTTATATTGTGCCATACGTGTCCACCAAAGGATGACCGCAATGGCTATGTTTAGTAAGTCAATCATTTTTTTATTCCGTAAAAATACAAATCTTGTGGGAACTCTTTACGTGTTTTGAATTTATAATTTGAAAAAATGTTATCGCAATCCAACACGCTGCGAATGTCCTCCTCAGATAGGTTGCGGTAATAATCGGTTGTGAATGGGCTATCCTTTGGGCTTGTTTTCTTTGTGCCATGTTCGGGTCTGCCTGGCGCCGCACAACTAAACAAAAACAAACCGCCCTTTTTTAATAGGTTATTGATGACATTTTTTAATGTTTGCTGCCAATATTCATCATGTTCAAAGCACTCTGTTGAAATAACCACATCGTAATTGTTGTCTATGTCTGTCCTATGCAAGTGCCCTTTGATTACTAAGTCAACATTTGGGCCATCTCCGATATCAATACCAGTGTAGTCGCATTGCTCGAATAAGTAACGATTGTTGCCATTGATGTCAAGTGAGCCTATGTCCAACACGTTTGTGCCGATAAAGAACTCTGGGTGTGCGTATTTAATTAACTCGCACCATTCTCTTTGTTCTCTGTGTGCCATTACTTTTTATATTTAGTTAAGAATAATAAGTTATCATCATGTTGAATCATTCCAAACTCCTCCATTCTTGATGTGGTGCTAATCTCGGATTTAATACTTAAGCCATGCAACTCGTAAGGTGTTGCGTTTTGAGCTAACCAGTCATCGCCATTTGCGATTAATAGGTCTTCCGGTATGGAAACGTACTTTGATTTATTCATAAGCATCAAACATCCCCATCCATACGGGCGTTGTTTCATTGCTTTCAGATGGATGTTAGCATCGGCTTTTAGTTGGTAGTTTTCAAAGGCCATACCGATAACGCCTAAGTATTGCAATGAGCCATCATCGTAAAACTTTAAAAACGATGGGTCAAAGTTTACATCATCGTTGCAAATTGCAATGTTCTCAAATTGGGAACGCTCAACTCCGTAATTCCACGCGGGATTTACGTAAATGTTTTCAGCCATTAAGTGCAATGCTATCTTACCATTATTTGGCAATCGTTGGTCTTCTCCTGGTGCATTATCAATAATGATGACTTCCCCAACGGATTCGCAGTTGCATAGGTCTTCAACAAGCTTCGTGATGCGTGGAGATTTCCACATTGTTGGGATTATTACGCTAAACATTGTGCAAATATAGAAAATTTTTTAAATAAGTGTTACATGCATATCGAAATGTATCTAATGCATCGGCCTGTTGTGTTGGATCGTTGCGGTCTGTTTTCTTTATCGTTCCATCTGGCAACACCGCCACGTTTTCTAAATCGAATTGCAATCCCTTTGTTCCAATCGGGTCAAGTTCGACATTGCCACGCGCAAGAAGTGAGTTAACTAACATGCGATTGTCTTCTAACGATGGGTTAACGCTCGGCACTAACATTTGATTGTTGCTTAGGTTAAACTTTTGGCGAATAACAACGTAATAGTTGAGGTTATCTTGCACTAATGCACTTGATGATTTGCCTGATGCATCGCCAGTTACTTGGTAAAGTGCGTTGCCATACTTTGATTTAATCACATCGCATAGTTGGTAGATGTCGCTATTGGCTAACTTAATCGTTTCCTTAATGCGTATAGTTGATGGGGGCATCACTTGCAACACTGAGCAGCAAATCGGGTTACGGTTAAAGTCAAAGCTAAGTATAATTGGCAGTTGTTTGTTTAGTTCAACTGGCTTCAAGTGCTTAGTCGAATCGTAAGCATACGCCCACCTATTGCCATCCATGTCGAAGTTGGTCCAATCGCCACCAATAAACTGCCTCCGATAACGCTCATCCATACGTGACCACACCTTACGCTGCTCCTCGGTTACGAATGCGTTATCATCCGGCATGGCTAACTGATAGTAAAACTCTGTCCCTAACTCGCCTTTTAAATACGGAATGTGTATCTCATCCTTAATCCACGTTTGAGTCGGGTTAAACGTGGCTAATATCAAAGGTGTTGGCATTTTGTCAATATACCAAGAGCCAACGCGTGAGCTGCCGATGTTCCATAACTTCTTGCTCAGTTCCTCAATCTGCTCAAAGTATATTCCGTTGGTTTCGAGTCCTAAGAAAGCATTCAACTCGGGGTCATGGCTAATATTCTCAGCCATAAAAAATATCTTAGCTTTGGTTTTCGTATTTTCCACAAAGTAGTTTGACTTATCGCGGCTCCATCGATAGTGTGGCATCCCATCGATAATCTTTTCAAAGGTCGGTATGATGGTCTTTACTAACTTAGGGAAATCGGAACGGATAACGTGCCACTTTGAATTTGGATACATCGTTGCCAGTCTTAGGCAGATGGTAGCGCAAATAAATGATTTACCGCCTCGAATAGCACCGCCATACAATAGGTTTCGCTTCTCGGTTACTCCTTGCGCAGCGGCCATAGCTTGCACATAGAATTCGTATTGTTTTGGGTTGGCTTGTAAGTCAACTATCACAGTTCAATAATTAGCCCATCAGGTGTGGTTATCTTCGATGGTGGGCGCGTGTCGGTTATGGTGGTTTCTGTTTTGGTTATCTGCTCCTCGATGCCATTGTTTAAAGTATCAATAGCCTTAGCGTTTCCCATCTTTGCATTGTTAAATAAACTATCTACGTACTCCTCCAAGTTGTTTGAGCCCGTTAACTTTTCAATAATCTTTTGAGTCAATAACCTTTCGGCACGCCTTGCCTCCCAACCTTTACTCTTTGCTTCTGGTGGTGGTTGGTTCTCCTTGCTAAACTTCACACCCTCATCGCCTTTAAACGGTTTAAATGGTCGTTTTTTGCTCGTATTGTCATCGGCTTTCATAGGACAAAGATAAGTATTATTTTAATAAGTTAAGCAAATCCGTTTGCACTTGCTCAAACGATGTAGCTATAATGTAATGACCTCCATCACTTTCAACTGCTACTTTTCGTTTAAGTTGCGCTTCGCCTATCCTATCACTTGGACTTTTGACCTCAATGGCAAACAATCGGCCATTCAATATACACTGGATGTCTTCCATTCCTTTGTTTAACCCTGCAATGTAACCGATGCCTTTTCGATATCTGCCCTCGCTACTGATGCGCCTTGCACTATTACAGTTGTGAACTGATTTAAGGTATGCAATAATTAAATCGGTAAACTTGTTGGTATTAAACGCATCTTTGGTTTCTTTATGTTGCACAATATTGTTTACCGGTAAGTCCAAGTGATTAGTTGTGAGCTCCGCTTTGCGCTTCTTAACAACTTTCTTTTTGTTTAGGTTGAAGCGTTCGATTGGTAGTGTGTCATGAAAGCGCGGTTGCATTTGGGTGCGTTTCCATTCGTGATAATAAAGTTCGAATTCGGGGATTGTGTAGATTGTCATATTATTACTATTACTGATTTATTACTGATTTATTACTAAAAAATTACCAAGCGTATGCCTTGCTATCACTACTCTATATTATTATTATTATTAAAAAGTAATATAGTAATAAAGAAATACAACATTTATACGTTTTTTGTTTTTGATATGTTTTTGTGATAACTTTTGCATTATTACTAAATTTAATTACTTTGTTGATTGTCAGCATATTAATAGGTAATTAGTAATTTTAGTAATATTACTATGCAAACCTTGGCATCTCTTGATTAGGGTCATCAACTGAATCATTTTGTTTATTAACTACTTTATTTTTAATATGATACGGATTTTTAAATAGAAAAGGAAGTCCAGTTTTGCTACCATGTGGATAATTTGGATCTGGAAATCCTTTATACTTTTTGTTTTTTAAACAAACCATTTTCATTTCATCAATTAAAACTTTACGAATATAAGACATTGGAATTTGATTGTTAGTATTAAACCATTTTTCCTTAATATCCCTTGCAGTCGCCTCAATAAATTCAATTGCATCATTATTCATAAAAAAGTCGTCAAAATTCATTTCTATTTCTTTTCTTAATGTTGATTTACTTTCCTCCATTACAACATGCAATGATTCTGTTAAGATTTCATCCTTGGTAAATACCATACGCGATTTGCTGAAATCTATTGCAGGAAGTTTCATAAGGTATTTAAGAAACTTTGGTATCTCATTAAACAAATCGGTTTCAATGTTTGTGTTCTTTGCGCCTTTAATAATTTTAATTTTGCGCACCCAAAAACGAATCTCCTCTTCATCAATTCGCATAAAATCGGATTCTTTGTTTGTGCAAAAAATAACCTTACCAAAAAAAGGTACTGAATAATGGCTAACAAACTTTTGTGATACCGACATTGTTTTGGCAGTTGCTATTGATTTTAATTTTTCGATTGCGTGTTGTTTATCAATTGTAGTTTCATCAATCATAATGATGTTTTTTGTAGCGTATGCATCATTAAAGTTACTTGTAAGGTCACTTGGATTTATAAGTGTAGTATTTTCTCCAAATAACATTTGAATCCAATTAAGGAAAGTAGTTTTACCCGTTTCGCGCTCTGTTGAAACAAGTGCTAATACTGGCAATATTTGGCGCGGATTTTCGTAAAGTATTTTCATGTACTTCAAACCAAGTTCCCATTGGTCGCCAAAAATATGATGTATCAATCCCATAGTTACCGGTATATCTTTTTGATTAACTTCATCAATAACAAATTTATGCGCAAATTTAGCGTAAAGGTTATAACAGTTGTTTAGCACTGGAGTATATTCGACATTGTCTGGATAGATTGTAAAGTCATCAAACTTGTATATCATTCCGAGTAAATTCTTGCCATGGTCTTGTTTTATTTCATCTTTTTTCCATGGTTTTAACAAAGTGTTTTCGGATTTGTAACGGTCTTTTTTTGCTATTACTTTAAAATAATCAGTTCCCACTCTAATATAAGGTATATCCGATTTAATAATTTCAAAGTTTACATAAGACATAGCAGCAAATGAATCGCCTTGAAATTTAACCGCAGCCAATACCATAAATTTAGAAACTTTAGCACCTACACCAAGGCGGTAACTATTTTTTTTAAGTACATCAACAGTGTTTAATTTATTAAGTACAAAGGTCGGTTTGTTAAGTTCTTGCGGATCTAAACTATCGGGATTCAATAGGCACACTTCTGTTTCGGATTTTACGTTGCATTGTTTAATGCCCTCGAATATTGAAATAAATGAACCATAAAAGTTGAAGTAATCCACCGCGTTAAGTAGCGGGTTGGATTCGGGTTTTTTAAATTTGTCGCTCATATTTTTAAAATAAAAAAGTCCTAATAGTTAAGTTTGCTTACGAAGCAAGTAAGGGATTCACTCCTTACACTTAACTATTAGGACTCCTAATGTTTTAATGTGAATCTATGTTATATCGGTTCGTGACTCCGATGCTGCAAATGTACTTTATAATTATCTATTTTGCAAATAAGTAGGAAAATTTAAACCTTTATCCACCATTTGTTTCGCGGTAGCCTTATAAACATCAGGCTTTTTAGATAGGTAGCTTTGCGAATCAATTAAGTTATTGATAAGCACAATCGCATCATTGTAATCAATATAATTTGCACCTACATAACCGCCAAGCAAGTAAGAAGTAGCACGTAATATAATATGCCCAGTGTCGGTTATGGTGTTTATACGTTTCGCAATTATCTTTTCAATAACCGAAGTTTTATCATCAACAATATACTGCTTAACTGCGGGCCTCACTATTTCAATATGCTTTGTTGACCAAGTTTGCGCATCTGTACGGTGCAGGATTTCGGCATCGTAACTAATAAACATCGGTAGTATGCAGTTCTTTGGCGCGGTATCGAAACCATTATAACAGTTAAGGTGTCGCTCAATGCCTGCATAATAGTGTTTAAATTCATCTACTGAAGTGCAAATCGGAATCTTAACCAGTGCGCGAACACCATGCCTTGAAGCGGATAGCCACGCGGTTATAATATATTTATATTCGTTGAATAAATATTCTTTGAATTCAACTGCGACATCACTTTTTAAATGGTCAAAGTCCAAAACAAGTAAGCCAGTCCAATGCTGAATATTAGAATACTTACGCGGCCCGTTAACATAAACACATGGAGTGAATGAGTATAGCTTTGACTTTAAAGCTTGCTTTGTTGCCATGTCTTTTTTTTCCTCTGCAATACGTATCTCCTCAAATACATTGCGGATGTCTTTTTTAGGTGTTCTAATAGCGTTAATAAGATATTCAAGCGTAACACTACCTAATGGAGTGCTACGTTTGATATCGGCTTCGTAATAGTTAAAAATAGGATTCATTTGTATTGCTTTGAATTATACTTAAAATCATCTTTCACTATTGCTTTTTGGATCGCGTGAAACTTTGATTCAGCGTTTAAGGTGTAAACTTTGCCGCTTGGGGATTTTACTAAAAATATTTTCATTTAATTAAATAAAGAAACCCCTACCAAATTGCGCCACCCGCCAAGGGGCAACAATAAGATAGGGGCTATGTTAAAAATGTCTTTCACTTTGGCGGGTTATTTCGGATGCAAATATAAGTAATAATTACTTAATCTGCAAATTACGATGTGTTGCAATGCTGCATCCAGCAACTTCAACACCATCCTTTAACGCTGCCTTAATTGCTGCTTTATCGGCTTGTTCAGTTACTTTTACCACCTTGTAAAGTGATGGCAGTTGGTTGACATCATCAACCTCAACAGTTTCAGATTTGCGAAAGTTAATCTTTACTAAAGGTGTTTTGATTTCTTCAATGCTAAATAAATCCATTGCGTGTTTGATGCGATCCTTTAAATAGTCCGATGCTTTCTCACGTTGTTTCTTTGCTGCCTGCAATCGTTTTATTTCAGCCTCAATAATTTCAACATCTGCATCCATTTGCTTTATAACAAACGAATACGCAACTGATTTGTTTTGCAGTTGTTCTTCGGTGATTGCTAACTGTTCACTTAATTCTGGTGTTAATTCACCATCGTTGTCAATTAACTGCTCTGCTAACTGATTGTAATTTTGTTCGATTTGATAAATTGTTAGTTTCATTATGCTTCGGTTTTAGATGTTAATGAAATAGTTGTTAATTTAGCTTTCATATCATCTTTAGCAGCCAACACTCTTAAATCAAGTTTAATGTCTTTAGGAACTGCTTTCCAAATAGCTTGTAATTCATTTAAACTAACACACACTTGAATGTCATTGATAATCTCATCAATAGTTGTGTCAACTTCAATGTGTGTTGCTTCTTCAGTAGTTACCACTTGCATTTCTTCTGGCACATACACTGGCCCACTAAAAATGTCTGGGCAATACCATTTCACACCATTACTAATAGCTCTGGCAAATAGCATATTCTTTGGAAACTTATCAATGTTCTTGGTTAGTGCTTTCCTTGCATCCTCAATAGTAAATGTGCTATTACCTATTTTTGTAGCACCTTGAAAGAAATCAATTGAGCAAACCTTTTCAGATGCCTCAACAACACGATAATCATACTTGCCACTACCTTTAAGTCTTGATGCTATTAAACCAGCACCAATGGTTGGCTTGCCTTGAATGATGTGGATTCCAGTCATAGCAGCAAATGGAGGTATTCCGATTTCTTGCCCTGCGGATATTTTGACCATAGCTTGTGCAACACTTTTGATGTCGGTAAACATTCCCGATTCGTAAAATGCTTTACTGATATTCATTATATCAGTAGTGTTAATTGTTGTTACTGTTGTTACTTGTGTGTTCATTGTTATTTGTTTTTATGGGTTATTAATTAAGTAAGTTAATAAATTCAATGTGTGCTTCTTTTGTATCAAGGAGTATGTTATTATCTGCCCTACGATACATTTTACGTTCAGAATCATAAACCATATGTCTATGTGCTTTGTTATGGTCAGCAATTGACAATTCAATAACATCTTTAAAATGTTCTTCATTGTATGACCAATGGTGTAATTCGTTTCCTTTTATTTTTGGTTTCATTCTTTGTGATGAGTTTCTTGCTTTTTGTTTTTCAGGATATTTGGCTTTATATTTAGCCATTGCTGCTTTTTTATTTTCATAAGATGGTTTGTGTAAATCTTTATAATTTAAACGATAGTATTTTTCTCTTGATCTAATTTTTTCTTTTTCAATCCATTCGGGATTTTGTCTGAGCAACTGTTCTCTTTTGTCTGAATCATTTTTAGCACACTCTTTACATTTACCCAAGTGTCCATCGCCCATTTGCTTGTGCTTATAGTAATCTGATAAGGGCTTTTCAGTATTACATTTGAAGCATGTTTTTTTATTTTCCATGCCACAAATGTAATAATTAAAATGGTAATAACAAAATTATTTTACCATTTTAGAACGGAAGATCGCTTATAACATCATTCTTTTGCACTGGCTTTGAATAGCTTGCTTGTGGGTCTTCAGTCTGTGTAAATGGATTCGCATCAATTTTCCAACATGCAATAGTATTAAATACCTTAACCTCACCTTGTGGCGATGTCCATTCGCGCCCACGAATATTGATGTGAGCTTCAATGTCTTGCCCTACTTTTAAGTCATCCGCTATTGAGCAGGCTTTCTGTTGTAGTTCAACTGATACTATTTGCGGATACTGGTCTGCGGTTGTGAGTACTAATTCGCGTTTGCTGAACTTTCCATCACTTACTGTTTGCGTTGCGCCTATGCGCTTAATTGTGCCTTTGATTGTCATTTTGTTTATTTATTTGTTTTTGTGTAAAAAATCTGTTAATACCATTGAAAGAAATGAGGTGTGCGGAATGTAATCGTTAAATTGCAAGGTGATTTCGTGCTTGTCATTGCTAACTGCAAGGTCACATAGTTGCATTGTCCAGAATGCATCTTTACGGTCAATAGATGCAGTTATCTCGTTGTCTTTATTCCATACGTAAAACGTTTCATTGTCTGATTCGTATTCGATGCGCTCTTTAGAATTTTCGATTTGCCACGTTGTTAGCGTTGATACTTTTGTGATGATGTTGATTGTGTTCATGTTAGTTTGTTTTTATTAGGTTTGTAATTGGGGGTGTTTAGCCCCCTTTGATTTGTTTTATTTTTAGGCTTCATTGAACATTGAAATATAATTTTTAACTGCTTTTTCAAAAACTTCTGATTTCATATATTCAATTAATTCATTTGCGTTTGTATGTCCTTTTTCGATTGCATCCATAATTACCATTTGAATTGCAGTTTGTGTTTTTGTTTCGTTGCTTAAATTTTTCATTTTGTTTTGTTTTTAGTTGTTGTTGTTTTTGTTGATGCAAATGTACACTTAAATTCATTACCTCAAAATAATATTTTCAACTAAAGTGTTAATTTATGTTAAATATGCTTTAAGAAAATCATAAATCATGAAATGTTGTGGCTTCCAACGGTCAACTTTGCCATTCATAAGTCTGGCTATTCCGGGCCGAGTGTAGCCAAATTGTTTAGCCGCTTCGGTTATCGGGTTGCATTTCGCTGGTCTTGATCCATTATGCTCAACCAATGCTAACATCTGTTTGTATTCTTGTTTTAGTTGCTCTTTGCTTGGTTTGATTCGGGGTTGTTCTGCGGTTATGTTCATAGGGTTAGAATTGGATTGTTGACTGGGTTATTTTATTGTTTTCGTTAAATCGTTTCTCAGCCTCTTTTAAATTCAATGTGGCTTGTTTATAGTAACTGTCTTTTAACTCTATTCCTATGGCTTTTCTACCCATCGAAACGGGGCTAAATACTTCACTACCTACACCCATAAATGGAGTTAACACAACTTCATTCGGATTACTATATAATTCAACTATTCTATCAATTACATCTAATTGCAACGGGTGAACGTGCTTTTCATCATCTTCTTCTTTTGAATCTCTAAACGGTAAAACATTATCAATTCTTATATCATCCCAAACACTTGATGCGTAACGTTGCCAAATATAATGATTTAGCTTTGTTATTTTACCCGCTTCATTTACACTATTTAAGTGTTCCCACAATTCAACTTCGTTTAAGTCTGAATTATTTGCATTGTTCCATGCTCTTAAAATATTTGGCAAAATTGGAACTTCGCCAGCATAATGGTTAATTCCAAATTGATGGGTTACTGGAACTTTGTTTTCTCCTTTTTTAGTAAATACTAAAACGTAATCAGGCATAGCTGTAAAACATTTTGTTGAATCTTCAACAATAAACTTATGCATCAAACTTTGCACCATTGTACGCATACGAACTTTTAAAGGCTCTTTCCAAATTGTAATTCTATTGCGATATTCAAAACCATATTTTTCATGCAATTTAATTACTTCATGTGGAAAATCCCAAAGTCGGCAAGTATTATCAAATACATCTGTAACATGTACCGCGCTTATTCGGCCCGCTTTTGTAACCCTTGCAATTTCTTTAATTAAAAATTCGTATTGCAATAAAAATTGTTCTTTGTTTTCACAGTTGCTAAAATCATGTTCGCTACTTGAGTAATTATAAAGCCCTGCAAACGGGGGACTATAAACGCTCAAATCAATACTTTCATTTGGTATTGTTGGCATAACTAACATGCAATCGCTGTTGTAAATTGCATAACGTTCTGTTATTAATTGGTCTTTTACTTGATTTTCCATAGGTTATAAAAAGTTAGGTGTTATTATTTGTTTATTGAATTCTTTTGTTTTATTTGTAAATACTGAATTTACATTTTTGGTTAAATTTTCGTGCAATTCAATTGCCTTTTTTGTTTTCTGTTGCAATGCTTCTATTACTCTAGTTTGCCCGTCAGAAATTACCATGTCAATAGTAACATCTTTAGTTTGTCCAAACCTCCAAAACCTGCGAAATGCTTGGTACATTTGTTCATAAGACCATGTAGGAAAAAATACAGAATGGTTGCAATGCTGCCAGTTCAACCCCATTGAGGTCATTTTTGCCTTAGTTATTAATCGTTTAATTTCGCCATTGGCAAAGGCTACTAATATTTCTTCTTTTTTTTCTATTGATTGACTACCAATAATTTCAACCGCTTCTTTGTCATTTTCGCGCAACAATCTACTCTCATTGTTGGTATTGCACCAATAAACAGAAACTTTATTTGCAGCCAATTGAATGGCCTTTTCGCACCTTTTTTCTTCTGTTTGCTTTTGCTCAAGTCTTACCTCAGTCATTGATTTTGCAATGGGTGTAAACATTGTTATTTGACCGTTAACATCAAACATTGATTGATTTTCTACAACGTGTGTCGGTGTAATTAATTTAGGTAAAATATAACGATCATTTGAAAATCCTAAATCGGATGGCATCTTACACATTATAGACCATTGATTAACCCATGCAAAAAAATCTTTTTCAGCATGTGGCTTTAAATAGAATTTTTCGCCAATATTTCTATTATTGCTATCAACTGAATTTTGATTATTTTTAAAGAACTTTGTCAGCATATCCATGTAACCCATATAGCCCAAAGCCTCGCTGCTTGTTCCCAATTCAATAAAATCGTTAGGGCTGGGTGTTGCAGTTGATAAAAATCTATAAGGTATTTTTTTTACAAACGCGGTTATTTTACCTTTTATTTTTCCATCAAAGTTTTTAAGAATAGAACTTTCATCAAGTATAACACCAACAAAATCATTTTCATCAAATAAATGCAAACGCTCGTAATTGCATATTACTATTTTTTTAGTGTGTTTGCCCTCCTTAGAATATTCAATGTCATCAATACCTAATTTATTAGCTTCTAAAATAAATTGAAATGCAACTGCCAAAGGTGTAAGTATTAACACCTTTTTATTAGTGTGTTTTACTACGTTGTTTGCGATAGACAATTGAATTAATGTTTTGCCTAATCCAGTATCTAAAAAGTTAGCTATACGGCCTTTGCGCACTGACTTTTCAATTGTGTACTTTTGAAAGTCAAATGCAATGTCAGGAATATAATTTGCTTCAAAACCAAAGTCGCCAATTGAGTGCCGCTTTCGTTCTAAAAAATCTAAGTACTCGTAATCTGTTTTCATTGTTAGTTTAGTTTTAGTTTAGTTTTAGTTTATACTTCTGACATTATTAATAACTGATTTGTATTCTTTTTTTTCGCTTTCCTTATGGCCATATAAATGTTATTGGCAATACGTTGTTTGAAATCCATTGCTGCCTCAACAGTTGAAAAATCTTCGCTCCAGTCTTCTGCTAACTTGCTTTTGTTTTTTAGCCTTTCCACAATACCAGATATAATACTGGTTATTTCGTGTACTTTGATGCCAAAGACCATAGCACATTCAACTGATGTTAGACCACTATTGTATTTTAGCCACACATCCCAATGTTGTTGCGTTATTGTTGCAGGTTTTGGAACGTGAATGTAACTATCACATATTGCTCTGCCTAATTTGCGTTTGTTTTTAATCTTTTGCATTGCGAATTTGATATTGCATTAATACAAGTGCTGAATGTATGGCCTCTGCGTTGCCACCTTTGTACGTTAATTTTGCGCCACCTTTAGGAGTGTAGGCATCGGGGTTGTTTCGGTAACCGAAAAGTAAGCGTTGGATAAGTTGTTTCATTTTGTTAGTTTTAAAAGTTTCGGCAAACCTACTAATAATATTTTTAAAAATAAAATTGTTTGCTAATTATTTTTATTTTATATTTGCCAAAATTTAAAACTAATAACATGACAACAACACTAACATTAACATTGCATTTCGATTACGAAAATGATGACCGCGAAAACAACATTAAAGGCGGTTGGGTATTAACGGACATTACTAATGGAAAAACATCAGTACATTTAAGCCCTAAATTAGAACAACTTTTAAACGAAGAATTAGATCCCGAAAATTTTTAAACTATGAAAACAAAACCATCCTTAATTTTATGGGCTATATCAGCCCTATTTATGTCTTTTTGGGCAGTTAAATTCGCAATGACTGGGGTTTTCTTTGGAAATTCCGAGTTGCTTACCTTTAGCATATCATTTTGCGCCTCGTTAACCAGTGCGGTGTGCGGTGCAGGTTTTATGCAACAATGGATGAAGAAATGAAACTGCTATATAAACCCACCAATCTATCCTGCGAATTTATTGTGCCAGACATCGACAAGTCCGATGGGGTGCAAAAGGTCATCGGCTTTTCACGCGGTTGGCATCATTGGAATAGCATTAGGCTTGGCATTCGCAAAGAGGAAAACTATTGTGTGTTGTATTTCTATGCCTATATTAAAGGGCAACGTATAATACAACGGTTAGGCAGATACCAAATCGGTGAGCTCGTTAAAGTTCGTTTACATTGGGGTTATTACATCGAATGTAAGGCTAACGATGGTTATGCGTTTAGAGTTGCGCCAAAGTGTTCTTTTCCTATTGGGTATATGTTATATCCTTACGCAGAGAAAGATGGTGTGGAGGGTGTGCAAGTGCCTTTTGATATTGAGATAATGAATTTAAGGATTTATTAAAATATGAAACCAAATAGTTGTGCGTGTTATGGCTCGAATCAAATACACGAATGCTATTGTAATTTAAAAAATAATAATATGAAACTAAAAGATGAAACCAAGCCGTACGAATCGAGATTAATCGAAGACCTACACCCAACATTAGCCAACGCTTACAAGAAAGCAGAAGCGCAGTTTAACGCTACACACAACGATGTTCACGTTATTATTGTATGCACTTATAGAAACAATGCAATGCAAGAAGTTTATTATCGTAAAAGGCCAAAAGTATCACTTGCAAGAGCGGGCCAGTCAGCCCATAACTACTACCCATCTCGTGCTTTCGATATTGCCTTTGTGAAAGTTGGTAAACGTGAACTTGACTATTCTGCAAAGCATTTCAAAGAGTTTTGGGAACTACTGCAATCGGTATCTAACAAGCTAACTTGGGGTGGCAACTTTAGGACCATAAGCGATATGCCTCACTACGAGCTTACCAACTGGAAAATGACCATCGTATGACAAGAGGAACACGCTACACGAATGGCAAGGAGGTTATAACCTTTAGCAAAATAGATTTCATTGTCATCGGAGGTCGAAAGATTGACCACGTTTATTTTAGGAGGAAAGATAAAAATGATTTAATTATGCCCTTGTTGGAATGGAATTTAAAAGGTAAATTTGAGTGGGAAATAATTAATTGATATGATGCAAGAAGAATTAAAATCGAATTATCGTTATAGATTTAAAATAACCAGTAAGCAAAACGATTCTACTTTAAGCACTGGATTTTTTAAAGTTAGCAAAAAGATGACAAAAGAAGAACAAATTATTTTTTTACATCAATACAATAATGGGCGTTACTTGGATAAAGAATCATTTATAACTATTGACATTGTTGAAGCTAACGAATAAACATCAAAACAACTATGAATCTAAAACAGAAATACCGCAGCCCCGACAACAAGCAACTAAAAAAGATTGCAGACTATTTAATTTACGTTTTGCTGCCATTTATTCAAACAAGTTTAGCACTCGCAGAAACGCAAGGATTAATCACTTTAAAGCAAGCCTTTTGGGGTGGATTGGCTGCTACGTTCTTATTAATTAATACTAAATTCTTAACCAAATTCACAACCGAAAAACCTATTAGAACTGCGGTTATTGATGGTGATGGGTGCTAAAAATAAATAATATGAAAAAAGAATTTGCAGTAAGAACACTTAAACGAATTAAAGAAATTCATGAAACATACGATAAGCTAAAGGCTTTGGGTGTAGATTTATTTGATTATGAAAACGGTATTAATTTGCTTGAAGAAAGCATTTCTATAATGTTTACCGAAAATGAAAATGACTTTGAAAAGGTTCTTAATGATGTGCAATGGTGGCTTTATGATAACGTAGATAAAATAATAACGCTTAAAGATAACACTAAAGTTGATGTCAATACACCAGAAGCGTTTATTGATTGGCTTAATAAATGGTATAAACAATAACAATATGAAACCACACCACCAAATTATAACCTTTGCAGTCCTATGTTTACTGCTAATTATTGGCTTAAACAAATGCGCCAAAGACAACCCAAAGCCTATCCCATTTGACTACAAATTAGAAGCCGAACTAATGAAAAAACAATTTGGCAATGAACAGGCAATTCTACTTAATCAACTTGAGAATGTCAACCGGAGATTGCAGGTTGCGAACAATGCAAAAGATAGCATTAGACAACGTGAAATATCTTTAACCAACACTAACATAGCTTTGATGAAGAAACTGCGCCAAACTCTTCCAAAAGAGTGCGATACTGTGTTTGTTCTATGCGATGAAATAATTAATGTAAAGGACAGTAGTTATGCAGCATTATTTACTGCGTTTCAACTTTGCGCTGATGGAAGTACTATTAAGGATAGTTTGATTACCAACTACAAAGCGGAAAACGTAACCGATAGTACGTTGTTAGTGATTAGTAAGCAAGAAACAAATCAGCAAAGAAGAGGTAAAATAGCAGCCTGGTGTGTTGGTGGGGCAATGTTTTTAGTTTGGTTATTTGTAGGATTAAAATAAATTATTACATTTGCCACGTTGTGTAGGAGCAACCAAAAGAAATTTTAACAAAAGCCTTGACTTTAGCGACCTCCTACTCGCTATCGTTGAGGTTTTTTAATTTAAAAGAATATGAATGTATTAAGTTTATTCGATGGTATGAGTTGCGGGCAAATTGCACTTAATAATTTAGGTATCAAAGTAGATAACTATTTTGCAAGTGAAATAAAAAAACACGCAATACAATGCACTAAAGACAACTTTCCAAACACTAAACATATTGGCGATGTTACAAAAGTAAAAGGTCAAGATTTACCTAAAATAGATTTATTAATTGGTGGTAGTCCTTGCCAAGATTTTAGCAGGGCAAATAGTATAAGGGATGGTTTGAAAGGAATGAAATCAATGTTGTTTTACGAATATATAAGATTGCTGGAAGAAACTAAACCTAATTATTATTTACTTGAAAATGTTATTATGGATGATTTAGGTTATAATACAATTTCAGAATTATTAGGAACTGAACCAGTTAGGTTGTGTGGTTCAAAAGTAAGTGCAGCTTTAAGAGATAGATTGTTTTGGACTAATATTGGGCCAGAAAGTTTTGATTTATTTGGAAATAGAAAATCTGCAATACCACAACCGAGAGATAAAAAAATAATGCTGAATGATATTTTAGAATACGGATATTCAGATAAGAAAAAACATACTTGTTTAAATACAAGTTGTGGTAGCGATGCAAATCAAAGATATATGTTGCACAGATATGCAACTACTGGAATGACTACAATTATTTATACAGATGAATCTATGGATGAAAGCAAAGGAGTTAGATATTGTACTCAAAGTGAATTAGAAAAATTACACAATATTCCATTAGGATATACAAGAAATTTAAATAAAAGGCAGGCAGGTAATTTAATTGGTGATGGTTGGAATGTTGGAATAGTTGAACACATCTTTTCTTTTATTTAATAATTTTTACTATCTTTGCCCCGTTCAATGTTAGTTAAGTTATTAGGTCATAGCCCTTGCAGAAATGTGAGGGCTTTGTTATTTATCATCTATAATGCCAAGCATAACCAATAGAGCTATAACACCCCCTTTAAAAATTTTACCTACATTCTTGGCAATTTCTCGGTATTGATAAAGCATTGCAATCAAATAAACAAACAAAATAATTAAGACTAATATCAAAGGTTTTATAGCGACTATTTCTTGATTACTCATTCTTGTTTTTCTTTGCAACCCTATAAGAAGCCCACATTGAAACTACTAATGCACCTAACTTGGCAAAGTCATATATCGTGTCATAGATGCCGACTAAATTCATATTGCCAAACCAATCTGATGTCCATACGCCTGCTTGAATGATGACCGATGTAATGATGACTAAAATGCTATTGTCGGGATGTTGCGAATGAATCATAATTTATTCAATATAATTATTATTTCTTGTGGGTTTCCTAATACTTGCTGTAATTCTTCAGAATAAATTATGTAATAACCTATACTTTCATTAAAAAAATAATCAGTAAATGTTTGTGTAACTGAATCTTCTGACACTGGTATGCCATAATATTTATTACATAATGCAACTGCATTTATAGCTTCTTGTTCTGTGTTATATTTATACCCTACCATATTGCGTAATATGAATTAACATTACTATCTATTGTTGTTCTGTTGCTTGTTTTATCCGTATTCCATATAATCATTTCTTGCATTACACCGCCTCTGTAAGCAAGTGCAACAGAATAATATCCAATTTGAAATATTGGTGCTGCTGATGAACTCCAATTATCAGCCCTATTGCCAGAAAAAATACTACTCCCATTTCTGTATCCATTAACAGTAACACCACTAACTGGTGTATAATAAGCAGAGTGTAAACTATATGTAGTAATACCACTTAAAGTATTAACCGCATAGCCTGCATTCCAGTATAATAAACTTGAAGTTCCAAGTAATGCTCCATATCTTAACTCGGGTCTATCTGTTGGCGTTGTTGACCTATAATTTATAAATCCTGCACTTGCACCTCCAGTTAATGTTGATTTACCAACAAGGTGCAATGAATGAGATGTTGTTAATAATGGATAGGTAGGCAATGTGGCAGCTACATTCATAAATTGTGTTGTTCCGTTAAAACTAACCGCTGATTTTGTACCCTCTGTTACTATTGTTCCGCTGCTTACAATCAAAGGTTGTGCGGTTGCAGTTGTTTGTGTTAGATTTCTACCTACACCGCTCTGGTCATACCACGTTACAACAAATCCATTGTTTGCGCCTACAAATGTTGTCAGACTTGATGAATCTAATACATTGCCTACAAAACCTATGTCTTGTTCTGTGTTATCAGATGACCTTCTTACTCTTATACAATTGCCGCTATAAGCAGCCCTTAACTTTCTTAATGACCATCCGCCAGTTGCGGTCGTTACTGCATCAAGTAATAGTAAAGGTTGTGACTTACCCATTATAGGTGTTATGAATGATGGTAGTCCCATTATGCTACACCAACGCACCTCCACTTGCTTGTTACACTATTCCAAATAAATGCCACATCTAACCTTGCAGTCGTTACCGTTGTTGTAGGTAATGCAATAGTTGAAGCTTCAAAACTTGTGCCCCAAGTAATTGCCCTTGCCGCAGTTCCCGTAATCGCAATCCACAATGTTTGCCCCTCTGTTGTTGTTGCGCCGCTTAAGTTAGTTGTAAATGATGTTATATCAACCGCTTGTGCAGTTATAGAATAGAAGTCAACATTGTCTGTGTTTATCGTTGGTGTTGCGCTACTTGTTGTTGTGCCAGTTCTTGCAGTTATGCGCTTGTTGGTAAGTGTGTTTGTGTCGGTTGTTCCTACAACTTGACTACCTACACCCTTAACGTAAGCTAATTCAGTTAAACTTGGATAGGTTGCTACCGGCAAAGATGCTATCACTTGCCCACTTGTAAAGTAAGCTATTTCGTTAGCAGTTCCAACACCAGTTATTGCATCAACAGGCACGCCATCTAAATTCAGCACCCACACTATAAAAGTTCCGCTTCCTGTATGCGATTTTACATCAACAACAAGAGCACCCGTTACGTTATTATAACTTGTAACAGTTGCGTGCATGTGGTGTGTTGGGTCATTAACTATCAACACCTCTTGCAATGGTATGTAAGCTAAATCAGCATCAACTGTGAATGTTTTAGCACCGTTGCTGATGCTATTACTTGTTATTGATGAGGTTGAATATCTATCGGATAATGAATTAATGATAGGGTTGGCTGGGTCAGTATTATCAACGCTTATGTTTGTGCCTGAATTAACTGATGCAACACCGCCCGTTATATCACTCATCATTGCAAAGGTTTCTGTGCCTATTGGTTTGTCTGGTAGTTGTGCTGTGTAAGTTGCGGTTGCTTGCGATGCGTTAATAACTACATTCCCAGTGTTGCCCGTTAGTATTTTTATTCCTCCGTTGCTTATTTCCGTATAATTCGCTACCCCATCACTTGATACTATCTTATTCGTTGTTTCATTATATACATCCGTTACTTGTTGGAGGTCTGGTGTGCCGCTAACAACTATTGGAATAAACACATCGGTTGTAATATCGTATGTTCCTTGTTCCCCCGTTGCAATGTCTGTTCCTATTGAATACAAGTTTATATTACTTTCGGCAATAACTAACAATGTTATCGTACTTCCAACCGCATCATTTATTCTGTAAAACTTACCACCGACCGCCAAGTTAGCAGTCAAGTCAGTAATCAAATCGGCTCTTGAAATCTCCTCATCGTAATAGCTCGAAAACATTTCGTTGTTTGCATCTGTTGATACATAGCCATTTGGCTGACTTGCATCAGATAATATATTCGGGCTGCTATCAAGTAAGTTTACAAACCTATCCTGCGCGTTTTGGCCCGTAATGAAGTTTATTAAATTGTTGTAGATATTATTTACAATATCTGTGAGCATATTTGCCCTATTCTTTTGTGCCATGTCTAAGGTATATCAAATGATTCATCAAAACTGTTATCGAAACTTGCACCATACACCACCGATGGAGCGCAAACAAATACACTATCTGGAATCTCATACTCCAATGGCATCTTATCATTAACCCACTTGTAATTTAAAACAAAGTTAACCTCATCTTTTAATGAATTTGCAATCGGATTTGTTGCAATCAATGTGCCTGGTCTTTGTGAAATACGCATCAATGTTTCTGAGCAAAACGCTAAGTAAAAGTTGCGGCTTCCGGTAATCGAATTGTAATGTGGTAAATTACTAACGTAGTCGGGGTCTTTATAATTTACCTCAAAATTATAAGCAATCAATGTTTCATCACTCCACCCAAAGCCACGCCCAACGATAGGGCTGCCACCGTTATACTCGCCATGTGTTTGTGGCAAAACGATAATCATACCGGCAGTTATTCCCGTTTGCCAAATCAAAGCGGATTCGGGATCGGTCATTAACTGTTGGTAGAATGTTTTGTGTATCAAAGCCACCGAACGAACGCGGGCAAGTTCAATGCCACACCCACAAGCGTTGTGGCTTTCAATAGTATTACAGTTGGATGGATAGAATGCCATTATTTAAAAGTATTAAAGGCGGCCACCTTACGGGGTGTTACCGCCAATGATTAAACTACGTAACAAGTAAATAAGTTAGCAGGAATAGCTGACTCCTCTGGGAAGTTGTCGCTTGTCCATTTAACTTCAACATCCCATGTGCGCTCAACTTTTAAGTCGTTTGCGATTGGGTTTTTTGGTACGATTGTGCAAGGCTCATCACTGATAGCCAACACTGTTTCACTTCTAAATGCAACGTGAAAATTGCGTGAACCTTTTACAGAGTTGTAATGGTTACGGTTTCCAACGTAGTTAGGGTCTTTGAATGACAATAAGAAAGTATAAGAGTTTAAACTTTCCTCTGTATCGCCATATCCTTGGCCCATGTTAGGTGTGCCGCCATCAAATTCGCCCTGTGTTTCAGGGTAAACTATGATTGCGCCTGATGCTATGCCCGCATTCCACAACGCTTCATCTTCAAAGTCAGTTGATAATGTTGGGTAATAGCTTTTATTTATAAATGCAGTCCCTCTAACGCGAGATAACTCAACGCCACAAGTTCCACAAGTGTGGGCGGTAATGTTTTCATCACAACCCGATGGATAATATGCCATGATTATTTGTTTTTAGCACTCACAGATGACTGTGCAGCCTCTGCGATATGTTTGTTTGATTTCGTATCGAACTGCTAACAGTCCATGGTTTAGACCGACTCTCACATCGGGGATAGAACACTCCTCACGAAACACTAAAGTTGAATTCATTTCGGTTTCCGTAATCTCGAATGTGCAATCAAATGTGTTAATGCTCTCACACACTAACTTACTTAATACACTTGGAATGGCCGAAACAAATATGTCCTTAATTGTTTGCGAGGTCAATGTTTTATTTGCGTAGATAATAAGTGATACCGGTGTTGTTTCCTCTACCTTGTCCAACTTATCTCCAAAATTGTTTTCAATAACTGTTAAACGTGATGACTCCGAACGATGATACCAACTTATTGCGTATTGGTCTTGAAGTAAACAGTTAGTAACTTCGCCATTAATGTTAATGCCAGGATAACGCTTCTCGCCATCGTAATAAAATTCAGCAAGTCCAAACGCCTTGTTAGGTGTTAATGGTAACGCTGCTAATATAGCGTTATCAACCTCTTGTATTACTTGCTTTAAGTTCATTTGTTCATTATTAATAAAGCGGTTTCTTGCGCAACGATTTGAGTCATTTCAAGCTCGCGTTGTGTTAGCTGCCAAATGTCCCCATACTTTTCAGTTAAGTGGCCGATTATCTCCTCATTGCTTGGCGATGTGTTGCCTATTGTGTAACCTTTCTCGGTGGCCTTTAATGTATAACCATTTTCAAGTTGTCGCGTTAACGATATGATTACCTTACTACTTGTGCCTCTATTGTTTTGCTCACGTATCTTTAAATAACTATTGCTATACGTTCCGATTGCGCCACCGCTTGAATTCTTACCCTCTACGTGTATGCGATACCTCAACTCTGGCTCAATTGCAACTGCCGCAGCCCTCGAAACCGTTTCGGGGTTTCCAAGTTCGCGAAACTTAGCAAGTATATTGCCTATCACAAATGGTATGTTAGAGGTTATTTCCATTAAGGTAGTTGAGTAAACACTTGTACTAAACTATTGCACTCTAAACACGCATCACATTCTAATTTAATGCCGCCTAATGCGTTCTTAATTGCCTCCTCATAACGTGTTGTGTAAAGTGCTAACAACTCGTTAGCCTCCTCACGTTTAACAGTTGTGTAAAAGTTTGTGCGCTCCGAATATAAACGCTCGGTCATAAACTCGATGCCTAATGCATACCAATATGCCTCAGCAAACAGCATTCTATTTGAGCACACCGCAGCATCGTAACTGCAACCAAGTGTTAATAGCACTTGCAATGAGTTGGCTATTGTGTTGTTTGATAGTGTTCCGTTTGCGCTTGTGTTTGATGATACAAATCCGTTTATTTGACCACATTCAAAGCAGTCATAACACGCGGTAAAACAACCACCAAAAGTATTGTTTGCATCACTTGTTGAATAAGTAACACCGTTAATGTTTGTGTCTAAAAAACCGATGGCCAAAATAGCGCAATCAAATTGTTTTAGTATAGAGAATTCATTCCAACCGGTAACCATATTCGCAACGGTTAAGGTCTTCGTGAATAGTATTTCCTTAGATAAATAATTAAAAAACTTTACATCAATAGTAACCGCAGTTGTTGTGGCAGACTTGTAAAATCTTATTTTGTCAACAGTTGTGGTTTGCAATGGGCTAATCTTCCAATTGTCAACAAGTGTGTAGGCCGAATTTATAACGATGCCCTTAAACAAATTGTCGCTCAATGCAGCTAACTCATCATCGCCAAAAACATCGACTGTCCTGCGCACTCTTTTGATATCGTAACGGGTTGTCATGTACGATATAACTTGATTCTTCATACGCGCCTCAGCACGCTCATTGATAGCATCCCAAACGCCAATATAGTTTTGTTGCTCACTATTGGCAACTTGCTCGAATGATTTTAAGGAAATGCCAGGGAGGCTATTTAAAGAATAAATAGCCTCTGGCACCTCTGTAATTGAGCAACCGTTAAGTTTTACAATTCCATCGAAACAACCCATTTTTAAGAGTTAGTAGCGGTGTAACGTAATGAACC